GAGTAGATAAATTTACTGTACAAGCTTCAAGAAACGAAGGTGGTTCGGGCATGACAGCAGCTGGAGCCGTTACTGTTAACCCCTATGTAATCATAGGACCTACAACCCAAACTACGGGATATGGATGGGGAACTTCTACTTGGGGTGCATCTACTTGGGGCACAGCCAGAGCAACTAGTAACGTAGTTCTAGACCCAGGTAATTGGAGTTTAGATAATTTTGGTGAGGTGTTGGTTGCAACTATTTTTGATGGTAAAACATTTACTTGGAATGCTGGAGCAACTAATGCTAGAACCATACGAGCTTCTTCAAGCACTTCTGGTTTTTCTACTTCGGCTAACCCAACAGCGACCAGATTTACACTAGTATCTGACAGAGACAGACATTTATTTCATTTTGGAACTGAAACAACGATTGGTGATGTAACCACACAAGATCCGATGTTTGTGAGATTTTCTAATCAAGAAGATTTAAACACTTATGCACCAACTGCCACTAATACTGCCGGTACATTTAGATTAGATACGGGTAATGAAATAAGAGCAGCTCTTCAAGGTAAGGATTATGTTTTTGTTATAACAGATAACGCAGCTTACGTTATTCAATTTGTTGGTCCACCATTTACATTTAGTGTTAGACAGGTAGGGACAAACTGTGGATGTATTGGTCAGCATGCAGCTTCTTATGTAAACGGAGCTGTTTATTGGATGTCTAACGAAGGTGGATTTTATATGTATGATGGTACTGTCAAAGCTCTTCCATGTTTGGTTGAAGATTTTGTCTTTACTGTACAAAATGGAGATCTAGGTCTTAATTTCGATTCTGCTGATGTTATTTTTTCAGCTTCTAATTCTTTATATACAGAAGTAAATTGGTTTTATCCTAAATCAGGATCGGATCAAATTGACCGATGTGTAACTTATAACTATCAAGAAAATGTTTGGACTACATCTTCACTTGATAGAACTACGTATCAAGACCAAGGTGTGTTTAATAAACCTTATGCTACAGATTATGAGTCTACAACCACTCCTGTTTTTCCTGATATTTTAGGAATTACAAATAAATATGGAGCTAGTATTTATTATGCTCACGAGGTAGGCAATGATCAAGTCAATAGCTCAGGAACAACTTCAATAAATGCTTTTATTAGATCTGGAGATTTTGATATAGACGATGGCGAACTATTTATGTCTATGAGAAGATTTATGCCAGACTATAAATTTTTAGTAGGTAATTCTAAAGTAACTTTATTTATTTCTGATTTTCCTACAGATACTCAAACGAGCTCACCTTTAGGTCCCTTTACAATAACCAGCACTACTGATAAAGTGGACACTAGAGCAAGAGGAAGATTACTATCAGTTAAAATAGAAAACGATGCTGTAGGTGAAACTTGGCGTTATGGTAGTTTTAGACTCGACGCACAACCAGACGGAAGGAGATAATATGCCACTAACTACAAAAGGTAAAAAGATAATGAAATCTATGAAAAAGCAATACGGTAAGAAAAAAGGTGAGGCTGTTTTTTATGCTTCTAAAAATAAAAAAAAGATAAAAGGTGTAGATAAAAAAAGAGCGTAATGGCTAAACTAACTAATTATATACCTGAACCTAAACAAGAATATGATGTAGAAAACCAACGTCAAATTATTGAATCCGTAACAACTATGAAACAACAACTTAATTTTTCTTTTCAAGAGGATTTAAAAAATCAACAAGAAGCTTTTAATTACTTTTTATCATGACAATACAATATAAAAATCAAGGTTTTAAACAAGCGGATGTAAACAAAGCTACAGTGCTTACTTGCCCTAGTGATGGAGCGATCATAGTCAAAAGTATATATTGTGCAAATAATGATTCATCATCAGCCATTACGGTACAGATGAATTTAGTTGACTCGTCAGATTCAAGCACTGAATATGAATTTTTTAGAGATGATGTAGCGGCTAAATCGCAAGTAAATGCTTCACCTCAAGGCTTGAATTTAGAAGCGGGTGATGCTATAACAGTACAAGCAGCAACAGGCAGTAATAAAATACAAGGTGCCATAAGTTATGCTTTAATAAACAGAGAGAATGAAAACGGATAATAAAATAGAACATACTCATGATAATGGGGTTACGCATTCTCATGAAGGAGGAGATGTTCCTCACACTCATGGAGAAGCTGATCCTTATAAAATTGATTGTACAACTATAACAATTTATAGAAATACAAAAACAGGCGAAACGTCTAAAGAGAAAGTAGAGGGTCCTGATATTGTAACAGATGTTACGGTTCAAGTCTCACCGAAAGGATTGGATGTTTTCCAGAAAGTTATGAATGATAATAAGAAACCAAAGCCCTAAAGGCGGAACTGAATTACAACTCGGTTTTTTACATCAATACGTAGATAAAAATTTATTAGATCAAGTACAAATATGCACTAGTGTGCCAGGTAAGGTACCTTTAGATCCAAATAAACTTAACATACTTTGGCAAAAAAATTCTTACGATCAACCCAACCTATATCCTTGGTTTAAGGATAAAGCCAACCACCATAAATATGATTGGTATGTTTTTAATTCTCATTGGAATTATGAAAAATTTAGAATGATGTTTGGTATTCCAACTGAAAAATGTGTAGTTATTAAAAACGGAGTTGAGAAAATAAAACAATCTCCCCATTATAAACAAGGACAACCTATAAAAATCATACATCAAAATACCCCTTGGAGAGGACTGAGTGTATTATTAGGTGCCATGCAGTTAATTAAAAACCCTTTGATTACGTTAGATGTTTATTCTTCATGCGAGGTATACGGCAAAGATTTTTTTGATCAAAATGATCACAACTATAAAGCTCTTTACGATCAAGCAGAGTCTTTATCTAATGTAAATTATATTGGATATAAACCAAATGAATATATTAGAGAGCATTTACAAGACTACAATATGTATGTCTATCCTAGTATTTTTGAAGAGACTTCATGTATATCTTTAATTGAAGCAATGTCTGCTGGGTTATACAGTATCGTAACCAATTATGGGGCCCTGTTTGAAACAGGTGCAGAGTTTCCAATGTATATTCCTTATGACAGTAATTATAAAGCTTTAGCAGAAAAATTTGCATATGGGATTGCAGCAGCAGCCGAAACTTTACATGAACCACAAATACATAGCCACTTAACCACTCAAGCTAATTACGCCCAGGTATATTACTCGTGGCCAAAACAAGCATCTGCGTGGACCACTTTTTTAAAAGGAGCACTAAATGCTAAAAGCAAATGAACCCATATGGTTTAACGTAGATAAAACCGAAACAGCTAACGAAGATACTTACCAAACAATTAAAACTAACCGAGTTGAAAATAAAATAACCGAAATAAATCTAGGTACCTCACCACATAAAATTATGGTATGCACTCCTTGTCATAGTGATGTCACTATGCATTACTGCCAAGCTGTGTTAAAGTTTCAACAAGCTTGTTGGAAAGAGAGAATACAATGTAGTTTTACTTTGTTAAAATCTTCTTTGGTTACACAAGGTAGAAATTTATGTGTAGCAGAATTTTTAAACCATGAAGATAAATATACTCATTTATTATTTATAGATTCTGATATTGATTTTAGTGCAAAGTCTATTTTTAAAATGTTGGAATTTGATAAAGACATTATTAGTTTACCTTACCCAATGAAACTTGTAAGTTGGGATAAGATATGGCGAAGAATCAATACTAAAGAAGACGCTATTAAAGATGAAAAAGACTTGGCTACCGCAGGATTTACCTTTCCTGTTAAAGTGGAGGACCCTCATTCAATAAGCGTGGACAAAGGATTAATAGAGCTCACTCATGCTCCGACTGGATGCATGTTAATTAAAAGAAATGTAGTTGAAAAGATGATTAAAGAATATCCTCATTTAGAGATATATCAGCCTACCAATATTAATGGTAAAGAAGTTAAAAAAGATAATATGTATAATCTATTTGACACACTACATGACCCTGAAACTAAAAGATATTTTGGAGAAGACTTTGGATTTTGTCAAAGATGGACGGATATAGGTGGTAAGGTATATGCCTATGTAGATGATCCTATAACTCATGTTGGAGAGTATTGTTATACAGGTCGATTTAGAGACGATTTATGGCAAGCTTCACGTCCAGTCAAATCTGTTGACGACACCAAAAAAATCAAATAAAGTATATCATTTACAGGATTTCTACGCCTGCTTAACAGTATAAATATATTTAAATTATGGCGATATCTAGATCTTTAATGAACAGACAATTACAAGCAGACGGGGGAATAATGCAAGTCTCACCTAGAGAAAAATTTGGTCTAGGAAGCAAATTAAAAAGATTTGTCAGAAAAATTATACCTAATGAAGTAGCTGATATTGCAGTAAAAGCAGCTCCATTCGTAGCTCCATTTAACCCTGCAGTTGCAGCAGCAATGTCGGGATTAGGCACTTTTGATCAAACAGGAAGTATAGGTGATTCTCTTAAAAGAGGTGCCTTAACATATGGTCTGGGACAAGGAGCAAGATATTTAGGAGGGGCTGGTTTTCAAGGTAATCCGTTTTCAATGACGGGAGGAGCCACTGGTGGACCAGGTGCATTCAGAGGTGGCCTTGAAGGATTTAAATCAGGCTTTGGTAGTCCAATCGGCACTGAAACAGGTTTTAAATTAGGTCAATATAAAATGTTTGGAGGTGATGGTGTTCAACAAGTTAATGAGCTTAAAGGTGTGGGTGATTCATCTGGTCTTAAAGAAAGCACTTTTATTAAAGATGCTACCGTAGAAGGTATGGCAGGCGGTGATACAATCTCCACAATAACTAAAGATACAATCGTTCGAAGTGATCCAAGTATTTTTGAATTAGTTAAACAAGGAGACTATGGTGATGCTTTAATGCAAGGTGCTAAAAAATTTGGTAAAGCCATGTTCACTATACCCGATGGAAAAGGTGGTTTTATGGTAGACAAAGCAGCAGTAATGGGTGCAGTAGCCTTTGCAGCTTCCTACGCAGAAGCTTTGGCTTTAGCTGATGAAGCTGGGATAGAGTTAACTGAAGAAGAATATGATGAGGCTAGAAAACAAGAAAAAAAAGAAGAGTACGCAGGTTACTTAAGTAATTTTTTTGCTGGTAGAAAAGACGGTGGCAGAATAGGATTTAAAAAAGGTAGTCCAGAAGAACCATCAGAGATAGGTATCATGACAATTGATGTTGAAGCAGGTGGTGACGACATGGACGACATGGATGATATGTTGATGGCTGGAGGTATTAATTTTAGCCGACAAGAAAAATCATATTTGTTTAGAAGACTAGGTGGATCAGGTGGATCAGATAGATCTTACACTATGCCAAATCTTTACAGAATATTAAGTAACCCAAATAAATATCCAGAAGATGCAGCGATACTAAAAGAAATCGCAATTATGGGATTAGGAGAAAGTAAAGCCGAAGGCGGAAGAATAGGATTTAGTGAAGGTATGAATGAAGCAAGACAACTTTTACTTAATAAAAAATATTTAGAATTATTAAAAGAATATTCTGAGGCAGGTTTAACCGATGCGGATTCTAGAGCACTAAAAGAAGCTAACGAATTTGTTAGAGATTTTAAAATGGCAGACGGCGGAAGAATAGGTTACAAAAGTGGTGCTAACAGAGTATCAGAATTATTAATTTTAAGAGATGAGTTACTTGGTAAAGGCGAAGATGTATCGGACATTGAAGCAGAGATATTCCAATTAACAGGTAAGACTTTTAGATCAGTTGGTGGTATAAGTGATGTACCTACAGGAAAAATAAGAAAAAATAGTGCCGGTATAAAAGAAAGAGATTACAGAGATGAAGGTGGTTTTGTACCCGTTGGTATTAAAGAAAAAGCTGACGATGTACCGGCTATGTTAAGTAAAAACGAATTTGTAATAACAGCCGATGCGGTACGAGGTATCGGTGGGGGTGATGTTGAAAAAGGATCTAAAAAACTTTATAACCTTATGAAAAATGCAGAACAGGTAGGTAGAGCATAATGGCTACAGATTATACACAAACAGTAAGACGAGCACCTTTTTTAGAAGCTGCTCAAGAAAACTATATAGATTTATTAACACAACAGGTTGGTAGAGCTCCTGGCTCGGTAGGTGTACCAACACTTGCGGAACTTGGACCACAGGTTGCTGCTCAAAATGTTTTAACTCAAGCTGCTCAACAACAGGCAGCAACTCAAGCAGGTCTTGGTCAATTAACTTTTGATGCAACAACTGGAGCGGTGACTGGAGTAGGAACTGGAACGGGCGTTGCAGGTTATCAACCTTTCTTAGATCAAGCAGCACAATATCAAACAGCAGCAGCAGGATTAACTGGTCCACAAGCTTTTCAACAATTTATGTCTCCGTATCAACAACAAGTTATTGATACTACATTAGCTGAATTTGATAGACAAACTGCACAAGGGGTTCCACAACTTGCAGCAAATGCTATTCAAGCAGGAGCTTTTGGTGGTGGTAGAGAAGGTGTGGCAGCAGCTCAATACTCGTCTGATGCAGCAAAAAATAGAGCAGCGTTACAAGCTCAGTTATTAGGTCAAGGGTTTACTCAAGCAAACCAATTAGCTCAGAATGCTTTTACACAACAACAAAATTTAGGAGATTTTTCAAGAAACTTAGCATCATTACAACCATCGTTAGCAGCGAGTGGTGTGCAACAATTAGGAGCAGCGGGCACGGGAGATTTAGCTTTCAGGCAAGCAGGACTAGATGCAGCACAACAAAGAGCGCAGTTAGCTTACAATGAACCATTAAACAGACTTACGGCTTTTGGATCAGGGATTGCAAGTCAAGCAAGCGGATCACCAACAACCACGACTAATACCTCATTAGGAGGAGCATCGGGAGGAGTTGGACCATTATCTCAAGCGCTTTCTGCAGGATTAAGTGCTTATGGTTTAGGAAGTATTTTTGGAGGAAGATAATGTATTTTAAAAGACCATCATTTAGAAGAGGCGGAGGAATAGATCAATTAACTCCTAGAGTACATGCACAAGAAGGCTTTCTTGGTAATAGAGATATGTTTTTTCTACCATCTAATTTAAAAAATTTACAAAATCAAAGATTTGATGTTGGCACATCTGGAGGAGTAATTACATCTAATGCTCAAAAGATGAGAAGTTATCCTATGGATGCAACTGAAATGGGAGTGGCCTCTATAAGAAGTGTTGAAGAATTCCCATTAGGATCAAGCGCTGTTGGTAAAGGCACAAAATTTAAAAAACAACCAGCAATGGAATTTAATACTACTGAAAAATTTATAGTAGTGGATAGACCAACTAGAACAGGAGGCACTACTAAAGTAACTATTAGAAATCCCAATTACAAGCCTCCAACTTTTGCTGAATTAGTTGAAGCTGGAGAAGGTAAATTTGTAACTAAAAAAAACAGAGTAGGAAAAGAACAAAAAGTCTATGTCCCTTATACAGAAGAAGAAAAAGTGGGTATTGCAACAATAACAGAATCTGATGATATTAAAAAAGCTAAAAGTAATAGAGATTTTCAACAAAAAGTTTCAGAAGCTGAAGCATTGTTGGAAGATGTAGAAAAAAAAGAAAGAGAAATTATACCTGGTGATGATGACAGTTCTATTACGTTAGATCCCATGGAAGAAATTAAAAGAGAAAAAGATTTTTTAAGTGAGCTTTTAAAAAACGAAGGATTGGAAAGAGGAGAGATTGCTTTGATTGCTGCTAAAGCATTAGGCACAGAAGGATCTCTTAAAGAAAAATTAGATGCAGCTGTAAATTTAGCGTTACCTGTTGTAAGAAGAAGAGACAGAGAAGACAAAGCTCTTACATTGACTGCATACAAAGCATTTAAAGAAAAAGAATCTCC